TACGTCTTTTACGACAAATTTATTTTCTTCCATTTTATTTAATTTAATTTAGGTTACAAAGTTAATACTAATTTTATTATATTTTTAAGCAAATTATCGTGGATTAAATTCTGCTAAATCAAATCCATCTAAACTATCTTCATTAGATTCAAAGTTCTGTGCGGGCAAGTTTCTTTTACGTTGTTCAATCATTTTAGATTGCTGAGTATTACCTTCAGCTATTCTTTTTGATTTACCTTCTTCTTTCTTTTGCTCACGAGTATCTATTTGCTCCTGCTCCATACCTCTAAGTTGCATATTGTAATTAAACTCAACATCCATCAGTCTACGCTTTAATTCTGCCTCGTTTTTCTGTTTTTCTATTTCAAAAGCAATCTCAGCTTGTTTAATTTGAATTTTAGACTGCATTTCTTGTTTGTTTTTCTATTTCAAAAGCAATCTCAGCTTGTTTAATTTGAATTTTAGACTGCATTTCTTGTTGGGACTTTTGCATGTCAGCTTGAGCCTTCATTTGCTGCAACTGCTGCTGCTGTTGGCCTTGCATCGCTTGAGCTTGTTGAGCTTGTTGTTGCTTTAGCTTTTCTGTTTGTTTACGTTTTACTTTAAGTAATTGATTAGCTAATTTTAAATTATTAATAGTTCTAATATCAATAGCATCTTCTAAATCAATACCACCACTTTGTAAAGCCATCTGTATATTTTGTTCCAGCTGAGCCTTTTCTTCCTCATCAGGAGTCATTTCTATAAATATACCAAAGTCATATAAATACAGATTTGATATTTCTTCTAATATACCTAAATTATATTTACCAATTTGCATTGCAAATTCATCTCGGAAATCTGAATACTGTAATACATCTGCGGTTCTAATAGATAAGCATTCAGCTAATCTTTGAGTTATATATAAACTTGCTTTTAATATATGTCGAGTTGCTACATTAGAATTTAATGCTGCTAATTTTTGAACACCAACTAAAGAATTAGGATCTGGAGTAGAAGCATCTCGGGCTTCATTTAATCCTGTCACCTGCCTTATCATGTTTAAATAATGATTATAGTTTCCAATTAACATTTGCATTTTGCTTTGACCACTACTGGATGTTAACTGACTAATAGGCTGTCTGGCATTATTAAATTCTCCATCTTGGGTGTAAGACCTCCCCACCACACTACCAGTTTGGAAATATAATCGTAAAGCATCTTCAGGATTATATGCAGCTCCTGTTCCTAAATCAACCTCACTCAATCCATCCGCATCAATAAATACTCCATCAGGAACCACTTTAGAAACTACTTGTTGAATTTTTAAATGTGTTAATTGAATTAAATCGGCAAAAGGAATCATTCTTCTTACTAAAGATTCTAATACTCCTTTATACATTCTTGGAGCACAAGCAACATAGTTAGGGTAAGCATATTGATTAGCCGAATTAGGTCTAACCATATTTTCCATCATCTCCCATTTCAGAATAATATTAGTCCCCATTACCATTACACCTTCATACCACACATCAATTCTTTTTTCTACTTTTTCAAAGTTCCCCTCATCCATCATTTCCTGTGGAGGATTAAACTCATCATCTTTTTCTACTGTCTTAAATGTTCCTTCGGCAGTTTGTTTTTTCTTATAAACAAAACTGTTGGTGGTTTTATAATTAAAATATAATAAAGTACAGGTGTCTCTTGAAAACATACTGTTCTCATACATCTGTGCTACATTATAGTAATCATACCAAGACTGACTGTATTTAGAAATTTCTTCCATTTGTTCGTTGGTAATCTTAGGATCTATCTTTACTAATTCAGCTATAGGTAAAGTTTTAATCTCACCCCAATAGAAACAATCTTTAAAATAAGGATCTTCAGTATAACTATAAACTACATTAGCAGGGTCTACATACTCTACTCTTATACCATCTCCTAATTGAAACATATGCTTGCACATTCCAACACCTAAAGTGGCAATATCATAATCAACCCTTTTACGAGTGTCTACATAATGACTTTCTTCTAACATTGTGTTAATAGCAGTTTCATTTGCGATTTCAATGGCAGGTTTATAGTTTAATTGCATATACAACTCCATCTCCGCATCAGTCTCAGGTAATGTCTCCGGGTCTACTTCAAACATTTGAACTCCAAATTCTTTTTCAACTTGCCTGTATATATCAGCGGATACTACATTTCTTTCTACTGTATCTTGAAATGTATTTCTTTTTTCGGCTGACAATGCATCCATAGCAATACAGTTTACTTTAAATAACCTGTCCGACATTCCGTTAACTACAATGTCTACAAATTTAGGGATAACAGGAACTGGAGTCCAATCTAAATTTAGATATGATAAATCCCCATCTATTGCTAATTCATTTTTATATTTACCTATGGATTGTTCTCCTCGAGCATACAATCTTAATCTATGGAACTCTCCCCATTGATTATAGAACCTACACCTCATTCCGTCTTTTCTGAACCACTCATATTGAATTGCCTGACCCACTTGTAAACCGAATTCATCTGAAGCTTTTTGTTTATCGGTGGCAAATTGATCTGGGAACGCAGCAGAGTTTACCTGTATCTTTACGTCTTTCATCTAATTATTTGACTTTTATTGCTGGTATTATTATATCTTGCAAAGTTAATACTTATTTTTGATTTTTGTTTAGATGGTGTGTATAAGTGTTTTTGGTTAGCCATAATAGCTAATCCAGAACTAATAGCAGCATCAAACTTTGTTCTATTACTAATATCAAACTTAGCCCAATCCTCTAACGTTCTACCAAAATGCATAACACCCATATCTCCTGCATCCCTATAATCACCATTAAAATCTATACCTACATGCTTCTCAATATAAGATTCTATTGCGGAAGCGTGAGACTGTTTTACGTCTTCAGATGTATTAGGAATACCCCCTAACTCCCTTTCTGTTTTAGATAATTTATTATAAGTTTTATCTGGTCTGTTTAAGGAGAAACCTCTATATCCTCTATTTTTAAAATGATATAATAAACGAGGCTTATTATTTTCACAAAGTATAGGCATCCCATAAAATACACAGGCCATTAGAACTTCTTCAAAAAATATCTCCGCAGTTTGAGGTCTTGCTATATATTCTAAAAAAAACTCGTTACTTGGAGCTTCTTCCATACTAAACTTCGTCATACCATGCAGGGCTCCATTAGAGCCTTTACCCACTACTACTCCAGATATATCATAAGAGTCACATCCAAATGAACCGATGTGTTCGTTGCCAGGTTTTTTTATTCCTCGCTCTATCACAATCTTATTTTGTAAATGTTTAGGAGGAGTCCAACTAACTAAAAACCTACCCCTATTATTAGGACTCCAAATTACTTTAGAATCTTTTATTCCGTTTTCCCAGGAAAATGATCCTCGTGTCAAATGATGATCCATTATCAGAGAATCATTATAATCAATTTGTTGATAAATCTTAGTTAAGTTAAATATAGATTGTTTACTCTCATCTCTAAACGCATGCGATTCACTTCTTGGAAATTGACGATAAAATTCATTTAACGCATCAGGATCATGAGATAAAGAGTCTACTTCATTTTCCCAATAATTTATAGCCCCCACTTTAATGTCTTCTCCATCTATACCTACAACTGGTTTGATAGGAGTTTTAAATACAGGCATTCCATATCTATCTATATAACCTTCAAAGTTCCACTCCATAGGTATAAACAAACAATATAAACCTGATTTAGTTTGTCCATTCGCATTTCTTTTGCTGGGTATAGAATCTTCATAAAGAGATTTAAAATTACTACCTCCCTTATCTAAAGCATTAGATGTAGATCCCATCATACACTTACCTATTACCTTACTACCTAATCGCAAACAGGTTTTAGTTACTCGCCAGTTATTCAATATGTTATCAGGTTTTTCCCACTTACCGCTTTCATCATGTAAAAGAAGTTGTAGCTTTTCTCCATCATAACTATTGTCACCCGTATTCTTCCAGTCAATAGTTGTATCTAAACCTTCTAACTCTTCATCCGCTAAAGTATGCATATTCTTTTTTGTAATCTTAGATGCAGGCACTCTATAAGCTAATTCAGTTTTAGGTTTATCCATACCATCTTGTATGGGCTTGAAAAAGAAAGGGTAGTTATTGGATATTGGAACAACCTTATCAGTAAACATTTTTTTAGCATCCGAACCTGTTTTAGAAAGTATTCCAATACGAGCATCTTTAGTTATAGTTGCTTGATTAACACCTTCACATGAACTCATAAAAGAGAATCCTGAACGTCTAATTTTTAGATAACACATTCCAAAACTTCTTTTATCTGCCTTGCAAGCTTCCCAAAATATATAAAAGATTCTATTAGCTTCTCTAAAGTCAGGATTACCTACATCTATTTTGGTCCACTGTAAATACATATAATGAGTTCCTGTTATATAAGTAGGAGTGCCATTATTCATAAACCAGTAACCCTCTTCTCTTCTATTAAATTCTTCTTCTATGTAATCTACCCATTGTGATTTAAAAGCATCAGGAGTTTCATGCCACTGAAATATAGATTTAATTCTACTTAACTGTCTTGAAATTAAAGTAGGCTCCCAATATTGTTCTTCCTTTTGTTTAGATCTGGAATAAACTTTTTTAGGTTCTTTAGGTAATCCTATTTTTAATCCATTAATATCTATTACTTTACCTAATGTTCCATTACGAGAAATTACTACTATATCATATTTTTCGTTATATCCATATAGCCAAGTTTTAGCCCTGTTTTTATTAGTAATAACAGACTTAGGTATAAAGTTTTTTATTTCTTTATGTAAATTATTTTGATCTTGATTCCGCAAATCCTTTAGGAGTATTAGTTTTCTTTTCTGTTACATTCCCATCTAATAAAGCTCTTTCTTCTTCTATACGTTTTAATATTTCAAACGCATCCATAATACACAGCTTTTTAGTAGCTGCCGCATTTTTTAATCTGTCTGCCGCCAACTCATCATCTTTATCAAATTTTATAATATCTTCTTTTGCAACCTTAATAAGTTGCTTGACTGCTTTCTCACCAGCTTGTATTATATTTGCCTTAAGCTCCCTTATGTCCATTTTCTTCTTTAAATTTTTCTTGTAATTTTTTCAACGCTTTTTCATGTCCTGGCATTTCTTTTAAAATTTGCAACGCACCTAAGACCATATCTCGAGTTTGTTTCTCTTCTATAATTAATTTCTGAAGATTGTCTGTTAAAATTTCTACTTTAGCTTTTAGTATTCCAATGTTTTTTTGTACTCCCATGATTTAATTTTTTTTAAATTTATAAAATATAACATATACTTCCCTTCCTTCTTTCCAAGATTTATTAGGATATTTACTATGAAAATAATTAGCAGGATAAGAAATGATTCTGTTTTGCTCATAACCTGAAACTGAAACCAATCTCCACATATCTAAGTTTTCAGAATCTACCCTTATTAATTCATCATACTTTTTATCAGTAATATCTGAAGGTAAATCTTTACCATAAATAGCATGCTCCCAAAACGCAGTGCCATGTAAATCTTCTCTTTCTCGAGGAGACATATATAAAACAGCAGCTCTATCAGGACGTTTACCATTTATATTTAAATCAGAATGAATTCTCCAAGTATTATCTAATTTATCAGTTGATACTCTAAAAAAACTTAATATATTTTCTAATGGTCTTCCTTCTGTACGTGCTAATTTATTTAAAACATATTCATCAAAAGTAGAAGGAGATTCTTGTACATAAAAATTTTTTTCTCCTACAGTATGTTTAATAAACTCTCCTTTTTTTAAATAGTTGCAAGCTATGTTAAATAAATCTTTATCTATAAAGTTATCATGAGTATATATCATAATACCATTGTTATATTATTAGTAAACATTCTATAGAGTTTTTCTCCCTCGATATTAAACTCGTATTCACTATCAGGAGTAAAAGAGATTTTATCTCCTTCTTGTATTCCTAATAGCTCGAGTTCTTTATTAATGTATTTTACTATTCCTACTAAAGGCTCTTCATTCCCTCCTTTAAAAATATAAGAGTCTTCTAACGATACAGGTTTTATAAAACAATACTTACCATGAGCCTTCCATTTTTTATTTTGTTTATATAAAAAAAACTGCTCATTATCTATTAAAAATAAATTATCTTTTAAAAAACTTCTACCACTTTTTTCTACTCCTTGCATATCATAATATAATTTAAATACATTATGGTGTACTAATAAAGTGTCCCCTTCTTTGATAGGCCCATTATAATGGATAGGTAAAGCAACTACTTTAGCAAACCTATTAGATGTTTTATGATCTTCTTTAGAAACGCTTGTAATAAACTCGACATCCCCTATGTCTTTAATGTTGTCATACCTTTTATTTTTTAAAGGAGTAACAATAAAGTTATATGGAGAACGCATTAAAAATTAATGTTAAATTCTACAGATATAGGTAGTGTGCTAAGAAACTCTTTCCATAGATAAACTTCGTCTTTTTTTTGTATCCAAATTTTATAAGAAGATTCAGCTCCTTGAATAAGATGTATTGTATGCGACCCTCCTAATACTTCTTGGCCGACTATGTAGTGCATAGCTCCAGACTTATAGTCTGAGCCGATTGATATTTTTCTAATGTCCATTTCATTTTATTTTAATTAATTTGATTAAGGAGTGTCTTTTTGTAAGTTTATAAACGCATTTCCTTGAAAGGTTACAGCGGCACCTCCCGCTCCCCCGTTATTTAGAGTCATAAAAATTGCTTCATCATGACCGATTTTATTTGCAGGGGCTGCGGCTATAGTTGCCTCACAACACAGAATTAAGTTTGGTTCTGCTTCTGGAAATTCGCAAGTTGCTAACAATGTAAGACCTGTTACTTCTGGGTCTGCAGGACATAGAGGTCCTTTCCAAAGATTAAAAACAAAAGTAGTATTAGTATCACTTATAAGTTGAAATTTTACAGAACATACCGCCCAAGAATCACCATATAATGTACACCCTCCTGCGTGGGGATATCCCCATACAATACCTGCGAGATAATCTTCTGGAGTCAGAAGTGCTGACGATGGAAGCGTTGTACCTATACTATTGTTTCCTAAATATTGTAAATTACTTGGCCCCTGGGCTAATCCATCAAAAGTATAGTAATCGGATGGCCCTGTGGTACCAGGCTCCCATTTTTGATTAAAGAAAGGAACTCTAACTACTTCCTCTGGAGCAGTAACACTTCCCCCTGCTGGAACTGTCCAGTTTCCTGATCCATCTAAATATTTAGTAGCATCATTTAATGATCCTCTTGGTACACACCCCTCATTAGTTCCTCCTGTATATCTTGTTTGAGTAATAGTTACTGATCCTGTTGCTGGAGAGGCTGGAGCAATTGTGATTGGTAGTCCTGTTGAGGCGGCTACCGTTCCTATACTTAAATCAGTTACACCACCACCACCACCTGCTGGTACTGCCCACGATCCATCTGCTCGTAGAAAGTTTGTAACTTGATCTACTGCTGTTGAATCAGGAACATGTCCTACATTATTGGATCCTGCAAAATAGTTTGGCGTTACTATTACCGCACCAGTGGTAGGGGTAATAGTTAGTGCGGCACCTGTAGATATAGCTGAAGCACCAGCGGCTACAGAAGTAACTCCACCTGGAGCTAAAGTAGTCCAAGTTAAACCTGCACCACTTATAGCTAAATACTGACCTACTGCCCCTGTACTTCCTGAGTTATCAGTAATAGTCCCTGCATTTAATGTTCCTGAAATTACCACATTAGCATTTGCTCCTGTGGCTCCAAAAGGTGCTGTATCTAAAACTCCCTGTAAATTTTGAGCACCAAGACCTGCCCCGTTTGACCATTGAACTGCAGTACCTGTAGATATTAATACTTGGCCTGCAACACCACAGGAACCAAGTGAATCTTCTAAACACGCATCTACATCTAATGTTCCTGAGAAAGTATTAGTTCCACTGAAAACATTGTTTCCTGATGACCCTATACTTACTCCTGCAGCCATTGTAATACTACTTGTGCCTGTAAAGCTCATTCCTTGATTAAAGGATGTAGACCCAATATTTAAAGTGCTCTGAAGGTCACAACAAGATGCCGGAGGTAGGGTGCTACTCCATTCTACTCCTGTTGCTGTAGCTGTTAACCATTGTCCCACCGCTCCGGTACTACCTGCACTATCATTTATTTGTCCTGTAGCATTAAAGTTTAAATCTGTTCCGTTAATTTGAACTTCTCCAGTAAAGGTAGAAATACCACTGTTACTTAATGTCCCTGGTGTTGTTATAATTATTCCAGCACCTGCGTTTTGGAAAGTCATAGTAGCAGCATCCATTATTGCATTTACAGATGATAATGAGTCTATTATCAACGTGTCTTCCCATCCACAACAAGTTAAAGTAGGACTGTTAATCCACTGTATGCCTGTTCCTGTAGAAGATAGTATTTGTCCTGCCAGACCTGTTGTTCCACTTGCTGTAATTGTAGTAGGATAAACTGTTCCAATAACCGTTATACCTCCTCCTGGCCCTACACCTGTTAAGTTTATATTTTGAGTAGCTGTATTGCCAACATCTAAAACCGACTGTAGTCCTTGAAGAACACCTGTACCACCTATTAAATCACTTACTAAAAATGTAACTGTTTCATTGTCATTACTAACATCAGTAGCAATAAGTAAGTCCTCCATTGCTGGTGTGACCGTAGGGTATACTGTAGTGTTTTCAATCTTAGCCATATCTTAAAATTTTACAATTCTATATTGTACATTAATCGTCATTGTTCCTCCGTCCCCTACAGGGTTCAGAGCTGTAGCAGCTAATGTTAATGAGTCTCCTCCTGCTGCATTACCATATTCATAAGAAGAAGCAGTAGGGTTTGACCAGGCTACTACATTTTGTATTCCATTAAATAAAGCTGAAGCAGGCCAAGTGTGTATAGCATTATTTGTTGTAGGCCCCAGTCTTAATTCTAATTGAGCAGAAAATGTATAAGCTATATCTTGATATACATATTTTATAAGAGAACAAATAGGTTGAATATATTCTCCCGCATTACAAGTTAACAATACTTTAGGATTAGAAAATAATCCTGTAATAACATACTTGTCTATAGTTACTTCCAACGTGCTGACTCCAAAAGATTCTTGAAACTGTGATACCTTAGCAGTTTTAGTTGCATTGTTATCACTAACATCTGTTAATATTACATAATCATTTACTGTAGGTATTATAGTAGGATATACGGTAGTGTTTTCAATCTTAGCCATTAGCTTCTTTTTGTTCTTCTTTTTCTTTTATTTCTCCTGTTTCTAAATTAATAACAGAGTTTATACCGTACTTGTCAACTAAAGCTTGTTCATGCTTTTGAAAATCAGCTTTTAATTCTTCTACTCTTAAACATATTCCATGTTTCTGTAAAGATAAATCTCCAAGTTGAGTTTTTAGCTTATTAAATTCAGCATGCAACTCTTGTAAATCTGTTAATTCTTTTTCTTCAATTTTTTTCATTTTAATAAATTTAGATTGTAATTAATTTTTTACAAAGATAAGAAAAGTTTTTAGACTTTATTTTTTAATTTTCTCAAATGACCTTCCTCCAAAGTAAGCCCCAATAACTGTTATTAATACTAACTGTAATAGATCGGTCCATTTTTCCTCTACCTTAAAGTTAAGAGACCCTGCGTCTATAAATATCATTAAGACAGTGCATACAACTAAAAATATTAAAACCATAGGTCTAACATTTTTACTTAACCAGGAATCGCTGGTCATATCGCTTCTCCATCTTTCGGTTACATTCTTTTGAATCTCTGCCTCTGCTTCTATAAAGATCTTTTGCATCTCCATTTCAAAAGCTGCCTTTTCTTCTTTTGTTTGAATAAACCTATCAGCAATTCCTGCAACCTTCCCAGCTACATCTAACGCTCCTTTACCAAATATTTTAGTCCAAATACTCATTATATATCTCCAATTTTTGATCCTTTTGACCCATACTTAATTGTTTTAGCAGCTGTATTTAGCCCTCTAATGTTAAGGGCATTGGTGACACCACCTGTTAATAGAGTGCCGGCCCCTATAGTAAACGCTTTACTAATCTTATCATTTTCACCAAATCCAGAACCATCGTAAGCAGTTTTTTCTATAAATTCTTTATTAGGATTGTTAGGATTAACACCGTATTTCATAGAATGTTTTTTATTGGGATTAGCTTTCCAATACGCTATGGCATCCTGTTCTTTCTTAGTTCTCTTATTTTCTTTTACGTTAGTACGTTGAGTTTTATTAGTTTTATTATTTCCTCGAGTTGCCTTATGTTGTTCTCTTTGTCTTTTCCATTTAGCAAATAATTCTTGCTTCTCCTGAGGACTCATGTCTTTGAGATTTATAGCATTTGTTTTAGGTTTGTTTTCTGGCATAATCTTATTGTTTTCTAATATATTCTAATATAATATCTATTTTCTTTTTTAT